TCGCCAGCGACGTACGAGACAGCTCGCACGTTGCTTCGTGTACTTACGAACGGAAAAGTTCTCCGGGAGAGCAAAAGCACTCCAAGGATACCTGTCTTCTACCTCTGCTTCAGAGAGATCCAACGGACAATCTTCGCTAGCTTCACTAAAGAAGCGCAATAGCATAGACCACCCGTTAATTTCCTGATGTACTGAAGGAGACTTTACGTCCCAGACACTATATTGGACCTTTTGTAGGCCCTTGTGGTACCTGGAACGAAGAGGTCGTTTGAAGTCCGGTGCGACTCGAAGGCTCGGGCATGCAAGATGCATGTCATAGCCTGGGATTGGTCCATAGACGGAGACCAACCACTCTACGATTTTGTCGTAGCTTCGATAGCACTGTCGTCGATGTAACTCATTCGCAAGTGCGATATAAGAAACAAAGACGTCGGGCGATTGATGATGTGCGAGTACTGTACGAATTCGTACAGGGGTGACGTCGACACCTTTGAAGGCGTCCATGCCACATGATTCCCTAAAGAATCCACTCGTGCAGCTCTTATCGCGGTTTATCTTTAAACCGAACAATTCGAGAAGCACTATCGCGTCTCCGGCGAAGGCCGTTGGGACGATCACATCATCACCGTACACTAGAATACGCTCGCGCGTATCCGTGTCAGGAGCTCCAGCGTAGAGTATACTGTAGATAGTAAGCGCCATGATAGGGAAGCATAAACAACTTCCCATTGGTGCGAACTTCCGCAGGTTAATAACTCTTCCGTCTGGAAGCACCGTAGATAAACTTCTGCAGCACTCCAAGAACCTAACCAGGTACTCGGGGAACAGCAGACGAACCAATTGCAGGGAAACCCTATCAGAGGCCTCTTTAAGGTCTAAGGTAGAGTACTTACCCGATTCGCTCCCTATAAGGGCAGCTCGCCGGTTGGGATCCTGCAAGGTGAAGTTCACTCTGCACTCGGTGCGGAAGTGAGACTCTACTCTTCTGACAATGGCACGCCCTAGTCCCTGTTGAATCCATTGGTTATCCACTGGTTCACACGAGATGAGGCGCGGCCCTCGCGAATCCTTCGGCACAAGGACAACCTTGGCCGAATTAGAAACACCAGTCATCGAGGAGAAATCCTCGTAACTATCACAGACGTGCCCCTGTGAGGCGCAAAAGTATGCGTCGAAAGGGTACATATCCGTAATCCGATCCGAGACATTTTCCCATAGATACTTCTCCGAAAGCCGTTCCTTTGTGGAAACGGCTCCAGGTCCGTGCCTAGGGTGGATGTCATAGGGATCGAAGTGTGAGAAAACACTCGTTAAGAGTGACCTCGCACTGCGAGCTACTTCCAAGCGGCGTCGGGCTGCACGATCCAAGTCATGTTTGACTCGGACGTGCTGCGAAAACGAATCCGGAATTTCTCCGTCTTCAATTCTAGGCTTTTGCAGCCTACGATTACGCCAAGCAGTAGTGTAAGATACCATCTCTTCCTGAGTAGGAAGGAGAGTATCAGTTTCAGCAAGTTCCAGCTCGGTTCTTTCGAACGCGGCTGTAACCTTTTGTTCTTGTTCATCTGTATAGGGTAGCTCGTACTTGTAAAAATAGTACGCGATTTGCCTTATTACCTTGACACATTCTGTGCAGGGTTCCGGAAGGGCAGTTCCGTCTGGGGAGAGTACCAATTGAAA